ATCCAGAGTGAACTTAAGATAGAAGCAACTACACTCATGGAAGACATTAGGTTAAACAAGCAGAAGTATCCAGATGATGTACTTGAGTGGCTGAAGTACACACACTATATCATGGAGGTTACAGTCACACTAATGGATGAAGCCGATTGGCTATACTCAGGTAACATATCTGAGAAGTCTTTCAAGGAAGGTACACAAAAGTGTAGGAAGGATTTACTAACACACACACACTAGGATAACTTATGGAAGATGACAATGAAGTTAAGTCGTTTAGTTTTGATGACCTGAAGACTGAGTATCAGATGTCAGACAAACAGATTGCACAGTTGGATCGAAAGGCTCAACAGATTTTGGGTAATGCAATCGTGATGATTGATGGTGCACTCAGAGATGACGAGGTGAAGCCAAAGGAGAGGATTAATAGAGCATTAGTCTTTGTTAGTATCACAATGGATCTTATTGAAAAGAACTTCAATGAGGTTTTGTCTGAAAACATTCCTAAAGAGGTACTAAATTGAACCTAGCCGATGAACAAGAAAGAATCGAAAAGGAAATGAACTCTCTTGGTATCGACAGGTACTATAAGAATATAAGAGATGCACGTAAAGGGGGTGGAGAATCAACCACTCTCTATGGTATCACTCTAATGAAGGAAGCACTTGACTCTGTATCAGAGGGGATCAAAGAGTTTCTTGATGAGGCACTAGCAGGTGGAGTAGGTAAGTATCAGAACTCCGCACTCACACTAGCTCTAATGAATAGAGAAGTGTGTGCATACCTAACTTTAAAGTACACTATTGATGGAGTGTCACAACGTAGTCCATTCACTCGTGTTGCCATGAAGTTAGCTGGTGCAGTAGAGGATCAGTTTAAGTTTGACTTATGGGATAAAGGTGAGGAGTCTAAGAAGATATTCAGACGAATCAAGAAGAAGGTTACCTCACGTACCAGTAACAGACTGTATCGTAGGTACAACATCATTAGAACCATGAGTAGGGTTGAGCTATTGGAACACAATCCGTGGAGTAAGACAGAGAGACTACACTTGGGTAGTAAACTCATTGACATACTCATTAGAACAACAGGTTTAATGGAGGTTAAGACTGTCCAGTTTGGTAGGAAAAGGAGAGTCATCTACCTCCAAGCTAACAAAGCAACCTTGTTCTGGATAGAGAATGTCAATAAGGAGGGGGAAGGATTACACCCATACTTCTATCCATGTGTAGTACCACCATTGGATTGGAGTTCACCTTTCAATGGAGGATACCACACTAAAAGGATTGACTCCATACCCATGATTAAGACTAGGAACAGAGCGTACCTAGAGGAGATGAAGAACCACTCAATGCCACTAGAGTATGGTGCAATCAATGCACTCCAAAGGACTAAGTGGATGGTCAATGAACCAGTACTGGAGGTGATGAGAAGGTGTTGGGAAACTGGTGAATCATGGGCTAACTTACCACCAAGAGAGGACTATAAGGTACTGCCATGTCCAATACAAGGTAAGAAAAAGGACATGTCAACTGAACAGTTGGACATCTTCATAAAGTGGAAGAAGAAAGCAATGACTGTTCATGATCTCAATGCTAAGATGACTAGTAAACGTATCCAACTAGTCAGGACTCTTGCAATGGCACGAAAGTTTAGACAGTACAAAGCAATTTACTTTGTGTATCAATGTGACTTCAGAGGTAGGAAGTACACAGTTAATTCTTTCTTAACACCACAAGGCCCGGACTATGCTAAGTCTTTACTCCAGTTCTCAGATGAGTTTCCCATTAACAATGAGGATCAAAGGGATTACTTTGGTGTACATGGAGCAAACTCATTTGGATATGACAAGGTTTCATTCAAGGATAGAGTAGCGTGGGCACTGGAAAACACTGATAACATTAAACAATCTGCAAGAGAACCACTCAACTTTAGGTGGTGGACTAAGGCAGATGAACCATGGACTTTCTTAGCATGGTGCTTTGAGTGGGCTAAGTTTAGTGAGGTAGGGTATGGATTCATGTCTCGTCTACCCATTTGTTTAGACGGATCAAACAATGGACTCCAACACTTCTCTGCTATGCTCAGAGATACCATAGGTGGCAAAGCCACTAACCTCACACCAGAGAAGATACCTCAAGACATATACCAGTTGGTTGCAGATGTGGTACTGGATAAGATACGAGAGGATGCTAAACAGGGGGTACCCTACTCTAAAGAGTGGCTATCCTTTGGTATAGATCGTAAGATAACTAAGAGACCTGTGATGGTGGTACCTTATGGTGGTACACGCTTCAGTTGTAGAGCATACGTAGAAGATGCAATGGATGCTAAGATACTAGCTAACCCAACATCGAATCCATTTGGTGAGCATGTGTATGAAGCATCACTATACGTAGGTAAGCATGTATGGGAAGCGATAGGTGAGGTAGTGATTAAGTCAAGAGAGGCTATGTCATGGCTTCAAGACATAGGTAGGAAGATGAGTGAGAAGAACTTACCTATAATATGGGAGACACCATCAGGATTTGTGGTACAGCAGATATACAAGAGCATGAAACCACGAAGGATAACAACTCATATAGATAATGTATTAATTAAACCCTCTATACTAGAGGAGACAGAGAACTTGGACAAGCGAAGATCAATCAATGGCGTGTCACCTAACTTTGTGCATAGTATGGATGCAACTGCACTCACACTAACTATTAACAGGTGTATGAAGGAAGGTATAAAGGATTTCTCTGTGGTGCATGACTCATATGGGGTACATGCACATTATGTCCCACGTATGGCAGATGCAATACGAAAGTCATTTGTGGAGATGTATTCGGAGACAGATGTACTCACTAACTTTTATGATGAGGTAATAGATGTGATACCAGAACTTGAGGAACCACCTGAACGTGGTGACCTTGACATAATGGGTGTCCTCAACTCTGAGTATTTCTTCTCCTAAATGTGGACATTCTAGGTTCAACACAAACAGTAACACACACGAAAGGAAAATATGGCAGGAAAATATCCAGTCACTCCGAAGGGAGAGTTTCGTTGGCCTCATATTATGGTGGCTGACACAACATACAAAGCAGAAGGTCAGTTTCATATTAAGGTGCTGTTGAATGGCTCCGAAGCTGAAGACATGCAGAAGATTGTTGATACTGCACACTCCGAATGGAAGAAGAAGTGTCAGCAGAAGTCAGCAAAGAAATGGCAGGAGTATATGCCATACAAGGTTTCACTTGATGAAGAGGGTATGGAGGAGGGGACTGAGTTCCACTTCAAACTCAAAGCATCAGGTACAAATGGTCGTACTGGAGAGACATTCACACAAAGACCTGTGGTTGTCGGGCCAAAAAATGAACCACTCTTGGGTCAGATTAAAGTAGGTAATGGGAGTATAGGTAGAGTAGCCTATGAGATTGCACCCTATGAGCATGGTACTTCTCTTGGTGTACAACTCAGGTTACGTATGGTTCAAGTTCTGAAGCTCGTTGAGTATGTTCCAAGTGGGAATGCTGATGATGTATTCGATGTAGAAGAGGACTATGAAATAGTACAGGAGGAACGTACCTCTGTTAAGATAGAAGAGGGTGAAGCCTTTGAAGATGATGGCGAGGAAAAATCTGGTGACTTTTAGATCTGGATTGGAGCAACGGATAGCGGACAACTTAGCAAAACGCAAATGCGAATATGAGTATGAGCCAATGTCCGTTGCTTACTTTGTTGAACACAAGTATAAACCTGACTTCGTGTTACCTAATGGGGTTATAGTTGAAGCTAAAGGATACTTCAGGTATAAAGAACAGAGGATGCACAGGTCAATCAAAGAACAGCATCCAGAACTAGACATACGATTTGTGTTTGCTAATGTGAACAGTCGTGTTCAGAGTTCTGGATTAACATGTGCAAACTGGTGCAAGAAACATAACTTCTTGTATTCAGAAGAGATTGTACCTCATGAATGGACTAAGGATGTCAAGAAGAAAAGAAACTAACTACATAGTGATTCACTCCACTCTCACAAAACCTAACTCAAACATAAACATTAGGACTGTTGATGAGTGGCATCGTAAACGTGGGCTACTAAAGGTTGGTTATCATTACTTCATAAAGCGTGGTGGTCAGATTGAGGTAGGTCGTAGCCCGAATGACATAGGTGCACACACTAAAGATCATGATTCTGATTCAGTTAGTGTGTGTATGGCAGGTGGGTTAAACACTAGAGGTATAGTGGCACCAGACTACACTAAAGAACAGTTGGAGTCCTTGTTTGTTTTAGTAAAGACTCTGAAGTATATGTATCCTGATGCACAAGTGGTGGGTCACAGAGACCTAAGTGGAACAGACTGTCCATCCTTTGATGTGAAGGAATGGTGGTTAGCAAACGAAGATAGTGCTGGTCTACTGAAGTATAAGGTAGGTGGATCAGGTGTTTGGGTTAACTAATAAAGGGGAAACATGAAGTGGAAAGAAATACTACCAGATCCAGATGAGATAACAGAGAACTACTCATTTGGTTACAAGTCAAGTACAGGATTGACCACATATAAGTCATTTCAATCATACACAATACAAGGTGTCCTAAATAACTTCCTTACTTTCTTACAAACACTAGGCTTTTCTTATGTTGGTAAGGTAGTACTGGAAAGTAAAGATGGTACAAAGACATGGACTACCTAGACACACACGAAGAGAGTGAGTTCATACAGCATGAGCCATGCCCTGAGTGTGGGTCACGAGATAACTTAGCACGTTATGATGATGGACACGCCTTCTGTTTTGGTTGTAATTACAGAGAGAAAGCAGGTGGTGAACAGAAAACAATAACAAAGAAAGGGGATAGACACATGGATTTTGTTGAAGGTGAAGCAACAAACCTGAGTGCACGAGGTATTTCTTTAGACACATGTAGGAAGTGGGACTACTGTATAGGTGAGGTTGCAGGACAACCAGTACAGATTGCCAATTACAAAGATGCAAGTGGACAGAGAATAGCACAGAAGATTAGGTTTCGTAACAAAGACTTCCACACTAGAGGTGACATAAAGGAAGCTGGTCTCTATGGTCAGCACCTATGGTCAGGTAAAGGTAAGAAGGCTATCGTTTGTGAAGGTGAGATAGATGCACTATCCGTTTCACAATCTCAAGGTAACAAGTGGCCTGTATACTCTGTTCCAAATGGGTCAGCAGGAGCTTCAAAGGCGGTACGTAAGAGCATAGAGTTACTCGATGGGTATGAAGAGGTCATCTTTTGTTTTGATAACGATGATGCAGGTATTAAAGCATCAAGAGAGTGTGCTCAAGTTTTACCTCCGGGTAAAGCTAAGATAGCAAAGCTACCTTTGAAGGATGCTAATGAGATGTTAGTTAAAGGTAGAGTAAGAGAGTTGATTGACTGTATCTGGCAAGCTAGAATATACAGACCAGATGGTATCGTTAATGGTAAAGATCTGTGGGACATAGTAAGTGCTGAAGATTCTATGTCATCATGTCAGTACCCATATGAAGGTGTAAATAAGAAGACTCTTGGTATGCGTAGAGGTGAGATAGTTACGATCACAGCAGGTGCAGGTATAGGAAAGTCACAGGTGTGTAGAGAAGTAGCTAACCACATACTGAATCAAGAAGAGAAGATTGGTTACATTGCACTAGAAGAATCCAACAAGCGTACTGGACTAGGATTCATGGGGTTACACTTAAACAAACCATTACATCTAGGTACAGTTGAGGTTACAGATGAGGAGTTTAAAGAGGCGTTTGATAACACCTTGAATACTGGTAACATCTACATGTATGACCATTGGGGTTCACTTGAGAGTGACAATCTCCTATCAAAGATTAGGTACATGGTGACTGCATGCGGTTGTAGTTTTATTATACTAGACCACCTATCTATTGTGGTATCAGGTATAGAAGAAGGTGACGAGAGGAGAACTATTGATAACCTGATGACTAAGCT